TCAATCACCAATGGTTCATTCTTCGCCTTAAGTTCTGGCCGTAAATCATAAACGTAACCAATGCCAAATTCTTCTTCTACAGGTTTGATGTCCTTGATGATTCGCTTACCTTCAGCAGTCACATCCACAACACGTTGTGTGCTGCCTGCAATTTCTTTGATGATGATGTTGATGGCATTTGCTTCATTCAATGTCTGAATTGCGGCCATCATCCGGTCATTGCTAATCTGCAAACTTCTGGCAATGGACAGAAATGGTGTTGATGGTTCCTTCACCAAGATGTCCAGAATAGCGGATTCAATTGGTCCTAATTCAGCAAACCAATATTTCAAACATTCACCTTCACGGATGTGTGCCGTTTCAAAATTTTCAAAGTTGAATCGTCTATCACCAACAACATCAAAATCAAAACTTCCTGTTTCCTTCAGATAGGCCAATGCTTCTTGGTCATCATCATTGCTGTCGGATGCCTTGCAGCATATGTGTGCTGAATTGAATGCAGATACTTCTGGCAATGGATCACCATTGATTGTTGCTGCTGCTTTTGCAGGTTCAAAACCATACAGTTCAACCAAGATTGCAATTGCAGAATTGGCATCCACCATTCCTTCTTTGACACCTTGCAGCAACGTGATGATTCCAGAGACACCACCAACACTTCCTTTCAATGCAGCTTGTGCATCTTTGGTTTTGCTGTCCACGCTTTCAACGCCTTCTTCTTTCACAATTGCTTGCAGTCCTACTGCATCACGAATTTCATCTTCAGTCATCACGCTGATGATGGTTGATTCAGAAAATTGAACGCTGATTGGTTCTGTGTCGCTGATGGTCAGCCTACCTTCCAAACCTTGCAATGCTGCCAAATCATTGAATGTCCTTTCAATAAATTGTTGGTGTGCATTGACATAGGTGTTCTGGAACAATTCAAAGCTGTCAATCAATTGGTTCCTGCTGCTGAATATTCCTTCTTCTTTAATGCCGAACAATGCAGGGTCTGAAATCTGATGACCTGCATACAATTCCTGTTGAATGGTCTTGTTCAGCAAATCGAAACGCTTATCAAAATCATTGCTGTTCAGTTGCTGAATGTCTGCTGATCTTTCTCTGGAATCAGAAAAGTTTAGAAGAATGCTGTTGGCATTGTCTGTGCCTGTGAATTTGGCCTTCACCATTCTCTCAATTTCCTGTTGCTCTTCTTCGGTCGGGATGCCAGAATTGAAATTCAACAAAGTACCTGCCATGAAGCCATTGCTGATTCCCTTGTTAAAATAGTCACTTACCTTTCTATCAAGGTCAATGTAATTGATGGCACCAAGGTATGATGGCAAAGGATAATATTGGCAGTTCGGTTGGTATGATTTCACATAAAGCAACTGCTTGCCACCTGGTTCCTTCCAATTGAATGTTTCTATTTTCTCAACTTCTGGATTGTGCTTGCTCCAATCATCCGAATAATAGTAAAAGGAACCATCTTCTGAAACACGATATTTAGCGAAGTCTGCATGATAGATTGCTGCTACTTTTTCGCCTATGCTGTCATAGATAATTTCTAATGCATAGCCACCATATAGTTCCAAGTCATGTGCAACTTTTACCAAGACATCATCCAATGATTCATATGCATTTGGATGCTTCACGAATTGGTCCATTCGTGCTTTCTGGATTGTTGTCATTCCAGATGTGTCAACGGACCATCCACGGCCACAGACATAGTCACGCTTGCTGTTTATAATCGCATGATGCTTGGCTGAATTTCTGTACAATTCCAACAGGAAATCTGGATAACGATTTTTGTATTCGCCTTCTGCGCCGTACAGAATCCAATCTTTGCCACGTGCTTCCTTAAACACAGGCACCACGTTTGCTTCAAAATTTAGTATGCTAAAATTATTCGCCATAAACAGTATATGTTTGGTTGCCACCTGTGTACACTTCTGTTGGTGCAGGTGTTCCATTCACTTTCACAATTCCTTGTTCTAATAGTGACAGACCTGTTGGGTCAAGATTTGATGATGAAATATTTGCGTAAATGAAATATTGCCATTGGCCATCATTGCCCAACTTCATTTCTGCATTGGTTGGTGTTGGTGTTCCTGAACCAACTTCTGTGATGGCAAACTGATTAAATCTATTCGGAAATGAAGATGTGTCCTGCGCCACGCAATATTGCACACCTTCTGTTGTATCACTTCGCAATTCGAAAAGATAGTATGTTGCTGTGCCATACTCGGTTAATGTCACAACAACATCATTGCTGCTATTTCGGTCGATGTTTATCACACCGCAAACACAACATATTCAACATCCACATCTGCTGTGTCAGCCTGTGCGCTGATGTTGTCAATATCAACAAATGCGCTGAATGCACCTGCACTTGTATCGGCATCCATTGAACCCGTAGAAAGCATAAATGTGGCACCTGCATCAACTTTCACATCAGCCGTTTCTGCTCCAGATTTCTTGAATCTTACACGGATGAAATTTGTGTCATCAAGATTGGTTATTCGTATGTAACGAATAGCTGAACGTACAAACTTACCTTGGCCATTGTTGCTGTTCAATTCAATTAGGTCCATCTCGCCAGATGATGATACGGTCATCACTCGCCTGTCAGCTTCTGCGACATTGTTGATGGTCCGTGTATGTGCGCCAGAACGGTCAACGCCACCTAACTGCAAACCTTCTGAAACTGTGATTGTTGCCGTGCTTGCCACTACTGTACTTGCCATGATTGTTGTGCTTTTCTTTAAATAGCAAATGGACCAGATTGTGCCAAAATGCAGAAAGGTGCAGCAGTAACGCCACACCTTTCAAAACAGAGAGAGAAAAGAAAAGTCTTATGGTTCGGTTACGGCATCAATCATTGCTTGAACAGTTCCGCTTGTTGGTGTAAGTTTCAATGACATTGCAGGTTCCATTCCAGAGAAAGTTAATGTGTAACCTTGCAGGTCACCAAATGCTGTTCCTGTTGCTGCTGTGCCTGCTGTTATTTCAAGGCCATTTGACCTTCCAACAACAAACGTGTTTGGTGTTTCGTCATTGGTTGTGTACATGATAACAACACGATTCTGCGCTAATAGCTTGATTTCGTCACGTGTAGCTGTGGCCAATTTTGGAAGAACAACACTTACTTCTGGTGCCATGTATACAGTTCCATTCTGGATGGATGCTGTGATGGTTTCCGTAACTGCTGATGTTTCCTTCAGTTGTTCGTATGATTGAAACACGGCTGACGAAGTTGCAAATTCTGTAATATCGCCACCACTAACTGTTTCAGCCAATGACTCATAATCAGCCAATGTTGCGATATACAATTTTTTGATTCCACCTATACTGTCGCGGCATGGCAATGCATAGTTCTGGGTAAGAGGGCAACTCATTTGCTAATTGTTTTTTTTATTAATGGTGATGGCATTTCTGCCATCACCTTTGAATCAATTCTGTTATATACGAATCTGTGCTACTTCATCCAAATAAGCCACGTTTGTGCCTAAAGTGAATTCCATAACAAAGCGCAGTTTTCTCTGGTCTTTACTGTACCACATTTCAACGTTTGAAAAATCTTCATCAAGCGATGTTCCAAGGTACATATTGCTTGTACGCATCAAGTAACCATTTTGGAATCCTGACAATCCGTTGACTGCAACAACTTCAATTCCTGTTCCAGGGAACACAAATCTTAGTGGATCGTAATCCGTTTGGTATGATGCAAGCTGTCCTGCTGTAGTTGCTCCATTTCCTGCAAGCAATGCGCCAACCAATAGTCTGAATCGGTCATAGCCAAGGAATAGCTTTGCATCATCCTTGTCAATGATAGAAGATGGTGCTGCTGTGTACAATCTTTGTACTGCTTCAACCATGTCTTCAATGTTCATGCTTGTCAATGCGGCACCAAAGCCAATTGTTGCGCTGTTTGCATCAACAGTTCCAGATGCAGTTTGTGTTCTAAGACCATCAAAAAACTGTAAGTTTCCAGATACCAAAGAAGAATCTGATTGCCAGATTGCAAGTTCAACTTGCTCCTGCACTTTTGCAATCAAGTTGTTCACAAAGAATTCTTCGAATGGAATTGCTTCTTGATGTGCGCCTGCAGGAAGTTGCTGTGATAGCCACTTTGCTTTCAAGTCATTTGGACAAAGTTCAAGATTAATCTTGATTTGTCCTGGATTGATTGTTCGCTGCGTGATTGTCACATCACCATCATTTACAAATGTACATCCAGCATTGTCTTGGAAATTTACATCTGTGTTAAGAATTGACATCTTGGTTTCACCTTGGATACCAAGTTGCTTTTCCATCATCGATGCAGTTCTACCTGCTGTCACCGATTTCGCTAAAATTGGAAACGAATTTTCGTTTACGTAATCCGTTAGTCCTGCTAAATCAAAAGCCATTGTTTAATTTTTTATTGGTTAAAATTTCTTATTTACGATTCAATACTTTTCTCATTCTCTCAACCATTTCATCTGAACTGTCTGCCTTTGCGAATGGATTGTTCACTTTCTTCGTTGGTTCAACAGATGGCTTTGCGGCCATCTTTTCCACGATATCTGTAATCATTCCAATGGCTTTTTCCATGTCATCGAATCTGGTGTTGATTGCTTCAACTGCTTCAGCACTTGCAAAGTTGTGTGCAGCAAGAACATCAGCAGCAATGGCTGACATCTTCACGTCCACATCTTCTGTAGACATTTCTTCCTTGTCCTTTTCTTCTGCTTCAACTTCTTCTTCAGATTCTTCTTCTTCAGATTCTGGAGCCATTACTTCAACAACAACTGCACCTTCAGTTCTGATGATTGTGCCATCTTCAAGTTCATGGTCACCATCTGGTGCATCAATTTCATTGGCTGCTTCGTCAATAACTTTTACAACTGCACCAACTTCAACATCTGGTGAAATTCGAACTATTGTACCATCCACCAATTTACTATCCAAGAATGCAGCTTCAACTGCTTCTTCTGTTGCTTCTGTTGCTTCTGTTCCGAAAAGTAGATTCTTGATTTCTGGCAATTTATCACCAACCAATTCTGAAATATTCATAGCTGTTCCTTTTTCTTAAATAGAAATACTTCTAATGTGTGCCACTTACTTTTGAATGGCATCAATGACTGCATCAATCACTTCTTGGTCCATCGTCATTTCCTTGTCTTCACGAAAGATGCCTTCAACAGAAAAACCTTTCAACATATAGCCATCATCTTCTTTTATCTTCTGCCAGATGTCATCATTTTCAACACGCATACTTCCAAACCAACTGCCTTGTGGCACATCTTGGAATCCTTCCGGCACACCTTTCACATCATCCACAATCCAAGATTCAAAAATAAATACATCATCCACAGGTGTTTCATGCATTTCATTGACTGCCTTGGTCAGTCCATTCTTCATAAACTTGTAGACGATTTTGCGAATCACATCTGATGTGAAAACAACATACCATTCCTTATCATCAATGCGCCTGTAGATTGGCAAATTGGAAATCATAAACGGACCTGTTATGATGCGCTTTTCTTGGTTTTCAATTTTGAATTTGTATGGTTCCTTGATTTTACTGAACGCCATGAAGTCACGTTCAATGGCAGGTTCATCGACTAAACTGACGAAATCCACGCCACTTTCATCATCATCATCAATGGTCAAATATACCAATGGTATTTTCTTAGGTTTTTCCATGTTTATCCGCTTGTGCCAAATGTGGCTTGGTTTTGTATTTGCTGTACGTTTTCTTGGCTTCCAGACAATTGTGATTCCACAACAAACGCTTGCACAGGTGCCATCTGTGCAGCATCTGCATTGGTAATTTCCGTTGTGCTTGTGGCCAATGTTGAAACACTTGGTGCAGCAGGTGCGCTGACACCGCCTGTAATATTTCCGCCACTTGGTCCAGGAACTCCACCAAGAATGTTTTGCGCTTGTGCAACTGCTGAAACAACAGAACCAACCATTGATGCAATGTATGCCACTTGCAAGAATGGTGTTGCAGGTGTTGGTGGTGTTGCTGCTGCTCCGGTTGCTCCTGCAATTGCTGCTGAAATTGCCATTGCTGTGTTGATGGCCAATTCTGCGATTGCAAAACCTTTGGCTGCTTGCACACCTGCTTCACCTTGCTGTTCCAAGAAGCCTGCAATCTGGCCCAATGCATTGGCTGTTGATTGTGCTGCCTGTATTTTTGCATTCTTCAAATCAACTTCAGCCTTTATTGCATCTGTGTTTGATTTGTCCTGGATTGCTTTCTTGTCCTTTGCAATCTGTTCTTCCAATGCTATTTCCTGTTCAGCATACTTTGCTCTGATTTCGTTTTCAAGCCTTAACCGTTCGTCAATTCGGTCAAGTTCTAATTGGTCAATTTCTTCTTGAAGAATGCCCATTTCTGTGGCTGCATTTACTGCTGCTTGAAATTTCAATTCTTCTGCTGCCAATGCTGCATTGATTTCTGCTTGCATCATTTCTTCAGCAGACATGGATTCTCGTTCTGCCTTGTATGCTTCCAACAAATCTTCTGCTGCAATCTTTGCTTCTGCAATTGCATATGCTGCATCTGCTTCTGCCTGTGCTTCTTCTTCTGCGGCCTTCTTCTGTTCCTTCAGCAATGCCACATTTTCAGCAATTAAGGAATTGGCATTGGTCAATTGCTCTGACCTTTGGCCTGTAATTCGCTCACGCAAATCTGCCAATTCCTTTTCTGAATTGATAACTTCAATCTGTGCATCAACGCTTTCTTCATTGATTGACAATTCCAGAACAGCCAATTCTTTCCTTTTATCAAACAGCTTCTTCTCTTCTGTGGCCTGTTCATCCAGAATGCCACCAAGTCTTATGTTTGCTTCTTGACGTTCACCAATTGTTTTGCTGACATCATCACGGATTTGCCTTTGCAATTCTGCTTCACGCTGATATTGGAACAACAGCAATTGTTGCTGTGCTTCTGCCAATTTCACTTCATTGGTCAATTCTTGGATTCTGGTTGCTGTATCAAACGCAGCAGTTCCTGCACCAACAATTCCATCAACAAATGCGTTTTGTTGTTCTATGTCATATCCACTTACTACCTGGGCAACACCTTGGGCCGTTTGTTGCAGCCCCCTTTGCACTTCATCCCAATCTAAGGTGAACGCTCCTTTTATTTGTATGCCTACACCTTCAGCAACAACACCTATGCCTTTTATGCTTGTGATAAATCTATTGAATACGCCAGTAATTAAATCCTTAATGGCTTGCTGTGGATTCTCAAAGGCATCCATAATTGCCTTGCCCAATGGTTCCACAGCCTTGAACATTTCATTGAATAAAACTTCAATTGTTTTGAAGACAACGCCCAATGCATCGGCCACCTTTTGATTCTTCATCAATAGGTCTTTTATGAAGTTGAATACTTCAGCAGCAATTGCAATTAACCCAAGTGATTTCAGCACAGTTCCTATTGAACTGCCGAAACCTTTCATTCCTTTACTTGCAGATTCTGCGCCCTTTTCACCTGCCTTGAAGCCAGCTTCCATCTTGCTTTTCAGCTCCTTGGTTGTGGCTTGCAAATCTTCCATTTGCTGCTTCAGTTCATCAATCTCTGATGCAGCATCTTTGGTTTTTACATCTACTTCAATCGCAATCTTTGTGGCCATACTATGCAGGTATTAAACGATAATTGACAAATATGGTGATGTCGGAATCACCTGCTGTTGGGTCACCTGTTTTAACAGAAACATGCAAATCTGCATTGGCAATCAACTGTGTCGTTGTGGCTGTTGTTGTTGATATCTCTGGCAGTTTCTTTGTTGTCGCAACTGTGGCATTGATTATTCCGGCACCATACTGTGCAGTTGTTGCTCCATTCGTTATCAACTGAATGAATGTGTTGGTTGCGTATGCAGTTGTGCTAAAATCAATCTTTACACTTGCTGATATAACTTCTATGGAATAGCCGGACACAGCAGAAACAATGGTCAATGGTGTGCCGTTCAAATGCAGCACATCTGCTGATGCAATGGTCAGTTCAGTATTTCCACCGATGCAGAAAACACCATCATCACCACGTGACCATACAACATTGTCTGCTTGGTTAATGAACAGTTCACCTTTGTAGATGTCTGTTGCTGACCATGCAGGTGTTGGTTGTGTATGGTCTGTTGATGGTGCCACAGTTGGAACAGTTCCAGATACTGTGGACCTTTTAACTTTTATTCTTGAATCTTGTGTTGCCATTTCTTAGTTTATATTTTGGCCGCCATCTACGACATAGATAGCTGAATCGCCATATTGTACCTGTATTTTATCGGCCATTCCATCCACAACATAGATGGTGCCGCCACCATCTGTTGCCCGAATTTCATCTTCGCCACCTTCAATCACATAGCCGTTTGTTTGTTCCTCGCCATTGAAGAATGTGACATTTGACCTGTTGACCTTGGCACCATCTGTTCCGATTATTCGCACATTGTGCAATCCAGAGCCAACTTCATTTCTGTCACCAATGATGGTAATGTTGCTGCTTCCTTCGCCAATCTTGTTGTCACTACCTTGGACCATGAATGTTGTTGTGCTGTCACCAATTCTGTTGCGCTTGCCAGACACCTTGCCGCCATTGAACTGCGGAAACAGATTGCCACTTCTTTGCAAATTCTTCACAACAGGTGCATTCACCTTTGCCAATCCATCTGAAACTTTCTTTGGTTGTCCAACTTGGAACGTGTCAATATGCAATGGTTCCTTTACAATGACCTTGAAAAGTTCAACTTTGGTCAATTGCTCCTTGAATGGATTGTAGTCTTTTATTTCATTGATTCGCCAATAACTATTGTCCACTTGTATCTGGTCACGGAAATCAAGGTTCATGATATCCAATGGTTCCAAATAGAACATTGCAGTCATCATCTTGCTGTCCTTGTTCGTTATTTCAATGATATGGTTTCTGTGAAATATATTGAACAGATTGGCATTCGTATACAACAGGCTGCCTGTGTATGCATTGCCGGAATAGAACAGTTGCTTTGGTATTCCAAAATTTATATCCTGTTGTGGAATAATGCCACCTGTGCCTGGATGTGTCAGATGGCCTGCGTACGGATATGTGCTTTGCGGCACATCTATTACTAAACTTGGAAGTAATGGCCCTTGTGATTGATTGTATCTAAATATCCAACTTGGATTTGATGGAATCAATCCACCAAAGTACAGCAGTCTAATGTTGTGTTCAGTTTCAGCAATCCCATCATCAATGTCTTCGTTGTATATCTTGCCAATGATTCTGTTGCTTGGATTGTCATTGACCATTGGTGTTGCGGAAAACACAATTTCCATTTCATTGGTGCCAAGTTGGAAGTCATTGTCAACTTCTGCCTTTGCTCTACCATATACATGACCAAAACTATTCTGATACTTCTGATTGTAAAGGTCATCATCTTCAGCGTATGTGTACACAAATTCGTTTCCTGTCAACAGGCCTAATGGTTGCAATGTGACATCCTTGTCACGTGCCATCTTATGTGTCCAATCCTTTACTGTTCCTGATGCATAGAATGTGTCACGTGTTTCAATTAGCAGATTCCTTTCATCGTTTGGGTCAATGGTTACATATAAATTGAACATCTGAATAATGGACAACAACAATTCCTTCATTTCTATTTCGGGAACCAAGCTGTTCATTGGAATTGTTTGGCCTTCAATTATTGCAAGGTCACCAGATGTCACTTCTATGGTTGATGTTGTATTGACATCCAATTGATAATTCAATAAGAATAATTGAAGCAACAGCGCACTTGATATAAATCCTTCAACATACAATCTATCACCTGCTCCACAATAAACATTTTCCACACTTGCAGTAATGATTGTTGTGCCAGATAATTGCAATTCACCAACAGACGAACCAACTGCTTGAATTAATCCACTTACAGACTGCTTGTAGAATCGCAATTCAATTAGCATCACTCCAGGAAATGATGTGCCTGTCAATGTCACATTGAATGACATCGTTGATAGTATATTGTAGTAACCGTCAGCAGGTGCTTCATAATAATCACCTGCATTGTTCCAAAGGTTGTTTGGATCAATTGAACCATTAAAATCAAATAATACTTCACGAACAATTGGGCCTGTTGGAAAGTTGTTTGAATAGAATGATTCGTTTAAATCTTGTCCAGGTGATGTAGCCTGTGCTGTTCGCAATTCAACTTCTGCTTCTGTAAGCTGGAAGCCTTCATTGTTCCACGGAACAATAAGCTTTCTGAAAAATGCAGATGACAGGAATGTCGATGTGAAACTGAAATCAGCGAATGTGAAAATTCTATCAACAATGTCATGCAGAAATACAGCAGGCCTAAAATCAGTAACTGAATAGATTCGTTCAGATGTTGGTTCATACAATGGTTCATTGACACCATAGTCTATCATTGGATAAACATATCCTGTTGTGTTTGCCCAACTGTTGATGATTCTGCCGTAATTATAATCATGGTTTAGGTCACTAAAATCAATCAACGCATTGCCATCATCATCCAGACCATTCAACTCTGAATCACCAAGTTCATTGAAGATGTTGGCCATCTTTCCAATGAAGATGATTTCATAAATCAATTGGTCCTTCTTCGCAGTTATCTGGCGCAACTGCAAGGTGCCATCCATCACCTGCACACCATCTGTGATGATTCTGGCATTGGCCCGTTTGTTGGGATTGAAATTTGCTTCAATATTTGCAGCAGCAGAATCATAAGCATTGCTGATGTTCACATCATATATCTGTCCAAATATGGCATCATTTCGCTGTGTGCCTGGACATTGGATTGTCTTACTGTATTCTGTCTTTCGTTCATCTGGGTGCCGTATGTCGGCAATCGCATAATTGAAACTGAAATCAAATTGAAATATATCTATTGGTCGGCCTTCAACCAACACCTGCACATCAGCCACGTTGTCTTCTGTTTGTAAGTGAATAGTTCAATTCGAACTTGTACTGCATCAGCTTGTCATTCAATGATGTCTTCTTCTGGATTGATTTGCCTGTGATGTTCATAGCTATCAATTCATTGTTCACTTCTTTGTAAAGAACAGGTGACGTGAACAGGTCTTCCATCCAGATGCTTTCATCTTCATTCAAATAGTCTGTATTGACTGTTAATTTCTCAGTCATCTGAATATCATAGTCAGTCTGTCCACGTGATGCCTTTGTGTAATCATATGTGAAACCTGTGAACGTATGATGCTGCTGATGATATGATTCTCTTTTTACATCTGTTTTGTCGATTGATTTTAAATTGAAATTGAATGAATCTATTCCACCAAGTCTGTTCAGCCAATGCAGACGAACAGGTTCATATTTGCTGCATTGTTGGTCCAGGTTAAATGTCACAGCTTCTGATTCCTGTACATTCGTGCTGTCCAACAACATGATAGTGTAACTTTTGGCACCATTCAGAACAGTTGATGGTGTGCTGCCTGTCATCAATGATGCATCAATGTTGGCAATGTCCTGTGGACCAATTGCAATGCGCCAATATTGCGAATTGTAATTATTGGAAGTTGGATATGGTGATGTAACAAATCCAGATGCAAGCAATGTTCCGGTGCCATTGACATCATCGTATGCATTGATTAGAAACTTGTTCGCACTTAATTTATCATTTACAATGTAGTACAGCCAATCTGATTGTGAAGAATTGATGTTGCGAATGCTTGGTGCATCTGTCAGAAAACGCTTGGTTGTTGATGGTGCATTGATGATGAAATCATTGTAATCAAAATCAAGCCAATCAACAATGTTTCGCACACCATTCCAAACAGATTTCTGTTCGAAGATACTTACTCCAACATCTTTGTACCTGTCAGTTGCTGCATCAATGTCTTCTTCGTTTATAACCATAAAGTATTCAAAATGACTGTTGTCATTCTGGAAGAATGCTTGATGATTCGCAGCAGGAATAGAAACATCATGTGTCAATTGTGACTGCATTATTCTGGATACATCAAACCATGCAGTATTCTGCATAGGTGTGCCTTGATAAATTCCAACAGATGGATAAACAACCAATGATGCAATTGGTTGGTCACCTGCGACATACGGGTATTTTAAGATGTTTGCTCTGAATCTTAGTGTTGGTGTGTATAGTGTGCTGCTCACAACATACCTGTTATCATTGTATGCCAATGAATAGTTAGTTGGTTGTTGGCTTACGCCATTTGAAGAAACAATAATTGTTGCCATTAGCCCTGTGATTCAATAAATTTTTTCAGTTGTTCCATCGTCAATGCGACATCATCAGCAATGGCTTCTTCAATTTCAGATGGCACCGCTCTGGTGATTGGTTCCGTATACGGATCAATCCAATTCCTTGGTCGCATTCCGTAGTTGGCAAGATTCCGTGAAATGACAAACGCCAATCCTTCCTGCTTTTCCTTGGTCCAAGTCTCCGTGTCTGCATTTCCTTTGAATCCGCCTATCTTGTCACGGATGGTTGGATTGCTCAACCATTCATAGATGTCACCATAGTTTTCTGCAAAGCTGAAGTTGTTTGGTCGTTTACCTTGCGGCTTGGTTCCTTCATCCAAATCCAGACCATAGTCTTCCATCGTGATGGCCATGTTGTAAATGCCACCAAATATTTTGACCTTCGGCTGTTTAGGTAAACTGACAGATGTGTTCAATCTACCTGTGGCAACAAGATTGTTGTCCTTGATAGATTTGCCCAAAGCATTGGTGTATGCCTTACGGAAACCATTCAATGTGTCTACTAACTTATCGAATGCCATGTTTCAGTCCTGCTTGCTGTTGAATATTTTGCTGCCTATCATGCGCTTGCTTTTCGCGATAGAAAGTAATGACATTAAATAGTTCTCTGATTGGAAGATTGAAGAAATGGTTCCATTTGCTTTGGTCATTGTTTGCGAGATTGTTAACCAAGTCGAGCCATCCAAATCTGGTTTGATACGTTTCAACTGCTTTTCCGCTTCCTTCAACTTCTTCTTCGCCATCATTGCTGAATAGACCTGCATACTGCTTGCGTAACTCTTGTAACTTTCGAAAAAAAAAGCACTCAACGGGTAAACAACATCCATCTTGGCATCCTTCATTTCAGCAGCAACTGCCATGTGCTTGTCAGAATCATAGGTGCCATCTTTCCATCCAAACCATTTCTTTGTCGATGGAATGCAGAACAATGCCAGAATTTCTGCCATGTTTTCCATGACCTTGTCCTGGTCATTCATCAGATGCATCAATGTGATGTACTGCCCACCTGTTAACTGCTCCACATCTGATTCAATTCTGTACTTGGTGCCGTTCACCATCATGTATTTTTGCAGCTTGCCTTCAACTTCTGATGACAGGAATGCCAATGATTTCATCACCTTAGTGTATGACTTCAATGATATCTTTCTGACATCTGAATCTGACCATCCAGACATGATGCTGATGATTGCCACGTTCTTTTCATATTCGTGCAGGTCTTCGTGTTTCATCACATTCTGCAATGCGGCAAACTGTTCAACTGTCACTTCTGACCAACTGCTTGGTATTTCAATTTCGTTCATTCTTCTTCTTTATCTGTTCTATTTTTCTTATTGCCCAATTGACACCTGCATCACCGCCCCATGCTAACCAAGATAAACGGCCACATCCTTCACCAAGTTTGCGCTTGCTGTTCCTTTTGTGCCGGATGAATGCCGCCATTCGTTCAATTGTTTCCACGCTAATTGGTTCACGCTTTGCCAATTGCCTTGCCCTTGCCTTGCCAACAGGTGTGCCGCATGATCCCCATCCATACTTTTCTGCATACCTTAATGCCTTCTTTGCATTCTCTGAAGCTGCTTGTGGATAGTCATTGTATGCTTCCTGCATCTTCCAAACACGGCCAAGTCTTTCAAGGATGTTCATCTGTTGTCTTTCAAGTAAATAGCAAAATGGTCAATCTGTATCTAACTGAAAAGGTCGCGTTTGTTTATTCGTTCTTCAGCTATCTTGAAGTACTTCAGGTCTTGTTCGATTCCAATAAAGCTACGGTTTAGATTCTTTGCAGCTACTCCCGTTGTACCCGAACCCATTGTGAAGTCTAGCACAGTCTCGCCTTCGTTGGTGTAGGTTTTAATTAGATACTCCATTAGGGCGACTGGCTTTTGTGTTGGGTGATAACTATGCCCTGACTTTGTATCGTTTTGGAAATATAACTTATTTCTAGGGTATCTAATTCCATTGTTTATTATTGGTTTTTTAATAGTTTGTTTTGTGCTATGTTCTTGATTTCTTTTTCTTGCAGTATCTTTATATGGCTTGCCTTTTTCCATTTGAGGGTTATATATATGCTTTTTTGTACTAAAAACACTTATGTTTTCAGTAACTTTAAAAGGCATATATTTCACTGTTGCAAAATTACTGCCTTGCTCTTTCTCCCACACCCAATCATACTTGTAATTCTTAATATTACTCATTCTCAAAGCAGAACTAAACGGCTCACTACCAAACAATACTATTGCACCATTCGGTTTTATGATTCTATTTAATTGCTTCCACATTAAATCAAAGTCTATAACACTATCCCATTTGCAAGCAGTAGTTCCGTAAGGTGGATCTGTTATAATTGCATCAACTGAACCGCTTTCAATCTTCTGCATTTCGGTTAGGCAATCGCCTTGAATTAGTTGTATCATCTTTGTGTTCATACTGCAAATCTAAGCATCATCAGCCTGTCATAATATGGCATGAATAGTCTGTTGCCTGGATTGTTCCGGAGAATCTTGACATGGCTGTCAATCATCTGTGGCACATTGGTCACAAATTCACACTTGCTGATTCGCACCTGTTCTGGAAATGTCATTTCCTTCAGTTCCTTTTCAAGTCTCTTCAATGGAATCATCTGCTTTCTTTTTCATGCACACTTGGCAGACCTTGCCACCATTGATGTAGTCATTTCGCCATACATGGTTGCATTTTCTCTGGCGCATTGCTTTGACATTTTCGTCTGCCTTTCTGATAAATTCTTCAGCTTCGTCACCTGTTAATGTTGGAATGTATTTGTTCATCTGACTGCGTATGTTCCGGTTGACATTGATTTGGACATGACTGCATACCTTGCTGCATCAATCGCATGATTTGAATGGTCCACAGGAATGTTCAATGATGCACCTGTTTTGTCTGTCTGCCAGACATAGCCACGCAGTTCCTTGATGATGTTGGTTGATGATGATGTCACCATCAATGGCACCTGCTGCATTTGGTTGATGCCATACATGATGGAATCTTTGCCTTTAACTGCTCCACGGATACGATGGCCATACCTTCGCAGTTCATCTATGCTTTTCGGTTCGGAAGAATCTGCAATGATTTCCACACCTTTGAAACCTTCCAGAACATTGCTGATGTCTTTGTTGCTCATTCCTGTTGCATAGTGTATTTCATTTAGCCACAGCTTGCCATCTGCTTGCCTTACTTCAACAATGGCTGTTGCATCATTCGTGTATCCCCAATCTAATCCGATGCATCGCCACCTGTAATCATCTGGTAATTTATCGCATTGGTTCCATCCATCAAACACGACACCCTGTAGGCTGCCTATTTTTCCAAGGCCATATACTTGCCACCAATTGTGCCAATAGGAAGAATGCTTTGCTTTGTGTTCTGCCTTCTCAATGTCTTTGCGAATCGTGTCTGGCAATGCTTCGTTATCCTTAAATGTCAGAATTAGATGTTCAGAATCATCTTCTTGCAGAACTTCGGTGTGCGCCCAAAACTGCATTGTCGGATTGAAATCAATGAATATTTCATCAGATGTTCTGATGGCCAATTGATAGTATGATTCAAATGGAATGTTGTTTGCTTCATTCACATACAGAATATTCCTTCTGGCACCACGTAGCCTTGCTTCCTGGTCTGCGCTAAAAAATTCGATGTAGGAACCATTGCCAAATGTGTATGTCAATAGTGACCTGTTCCACGCAGCATCATTGTATCTGCCTGTGATGTTCATCACTTTCAGAAAGTCCTTCATTGCTCCACGCCTTAAATGTGGCACAGATTCAGAGACTACAGAAATTTCAAGGCCATCTGTTCTGGCTGCTCGGTCAATTAGAACTGGAAGAATACCAAAGGTTTTGCCTGCTGATGTGCCACCTTGGATGACCTTCTTGCGCTTGGTCAGCTTGCGAATCTTGCGAATTGCTGTTGTGTAGACGAATTGGTTCATTCATCTTCACCGAACAATGGCTGTTCACGATGTGTTACTTCGTGCTTTTCAGTTAGGTTGTTCAATCGCTGCGTGATGCTTGTGTTGTAGATTCCTGCCATGCCGCCTTCAATCTGGTCCTGTCGGATGCTCTTGCGTATACGCGTGCAGATAGTAGCATATTGATCATATCTGTCTTGATTGTTGCTGAAATAATCACCAAGGTCTTGGTTCAGTCCTTCGTTTGCCACAAAGTTTTCGAATCCTTCCATTGTCAATGGCCTGCGAAGTTCACGATGCACCACGATTGCCTTTGGACCAATGAAATCCTTTACTGTGATTGGATGTTCAGCAACTTCTGCGCCATATTCCAGGAACAATTGCCACATCTTTTCAGGTGTTTCTATGTACTTCTTTTTTGCCATTACTTCTTGAAATTCATCAATGCCTTCTGTGGCGTTTCACCAATTCCTTCTTTGAAATTGCCTTGATTGTTCCAATACTTATCAGCATCATCACGATTAAATGTGTGCCACTTCATGGTGTAGGTGTTCTGCGTGATGTAAACACCATAGTTTTCATGCTTCTGATTGTCCTTCATTTCTTCCTTCTTCGCTTTGCCCTTGGCTTTGGCTTGTTTTCTTCAGCAAAATTCAGCATCACACGTGCCATTGTCTGTGCAGAATTGCCACAGGTGAAGCACACACGTGCATTACCGTGAATGATTTTGTATGTGTCTTCGTATGCTTTCACTTCAGCCTTGGTCAATTGTCCACTAAATTGTCTGGCTGCCATCAATGTAAGCTGTGGCATCCTTTCATTTATAAATAGCAAAATTTCATTTTTGTCCATCACGCACTTTTTTTTCATGAGCATACCGGAAGAATGGATATGCAACTACAATGATTATTGAAATCAATATCAACATCTTTTTTTTATGTTTTCTAGTCTTTCAATTGAACGTAGAATGCTGTCCAACTTTCGGACCATCTTGTCAGCCTTCAGCTTGTGGCCATTTAATTTTACAATCTTGCTGCTCATGGCATCCAGAATAATTTGGCCTTGGTCATTATTCGCTCACATAGCACAGCTATCAATGCCACCTGGACAGATGGCCAGATTTCAACTGTTGATGCTGCACCAATTATCAATCCAATCCAAAAGGACATACAAAGTGAACAATCGAATGGCTTTATTGTTTGCCATTCATCGATGTTCAGCCATCTTTTAATGTACGTCTGAATGCTGATTACTTCTGTCATCAGTAATCCTATGGCCGCTGCGGATACAGCGTTCAATAGTAACTCCATAATAGTCTTCTTTTAGTTGGTCCAATGTTCTACGGACCGAATTTCCAATTGATTTGAATGGTATGTCTGTCTTTGCAGCTACTTTTCTATAGCTTCCTTCCTGGATCCATAGCCTTAAAACTTCTTTGTCATACCAATGGTATGAATCCAACAATGCTTCAATGATGGTCATGTCATCTTCTTGTTCCCAATCGTATCCATCAGCATCATCTGCAATATCTGGCACCTGCTTGTTGTGTGCAAATAGGCCATGTGTTCTTGCAAATGTAGACCTTGGCGATGTGGCCATTGTCATCATTGTCCGGACAATATAGAACCGAACATATCCACCATCATTGACCTTCTGCCATTTGGCATCATCCATTTGGAGCAGAACCATTGCTGCTTCTTGGATAAGGTCATCAGAATGATTGTGACAGATGCGAATTGCTAACTGATGCAATTCTTCATCTGCACACAAATCAATGGCTGCTTGTTCCTTAGAATGGCAAATCATCGTTTCCAATGGCTGCGGCCTTTGCTTTCGATTTGGCCACTACCTTTTGCTTGGTTGACTGTTCTGCATCTGGTTTCCATGTATCAACAGAAATGGACACATCATTGCCATATTGGTCCAATTCATCTTTGATGTTGATGTTGACCTTCATGTATTTGCGGCCATCATATTCAAAGGTGTGTTCCTTTGGAATTTTGGACAGGCAGATTGATGCCTTCATCCATGTTTCATTCTTCTTCTGGCCATTGCCAATGTAAACTGTCTTTTCTTCAGTCATGTTTTTAGAATTGATTTCTACGAATATACGAATTTAAACAACACCATTGTTTTGGAACCATCTGACAACAGTCTGTTGGTACCTGTTATCTGCTTCTTGCATCATACTGTAACGGCCAGATGGCTTTTCGTTTGGCAATGCTTTCACTTCATTACGCTCCAATAAATATTGGTATATCAATCCCCACATTGGGAATTCCGGCATCCTTCCAAACTGTTGGATGTAGTTGATGGTCCAATCATACATGAACTGTGCATCAATTGGATTGCTTGGAGCTTCCAATTGCTTTGGTTGGAATGCAGGTTCAGCAGCCTTTGTTCGCTGTGTTTGAATAAATGCCCGAAGCACTTCACCAACAACCTTTGGTGATAGCTGTTGCCCATATGTTGACAATGCCAATGGTTTGTTGTTCAGATTCAAGGTGCCAGATGCAGCCTTCTGGAATGCTGTGACCAATTTGAAATCATCAATGTGTGGAAATTCTGCTTCAACAAATCTGCTGATGATGTCGATTAGCATCTGACCTGTGTGATTGCGTTCAAATGATTTGCAGCCAACCAATAATGGCAGCTTATGAATTGTTGCTTGTTGTATCATTTCTTTTCTTTGTAAAGTTTTTCAATTGTTTGGAAGATAGGCAAAATTAACTGTGGCACCACAGCATTGCCGTATGCTTTTATGCTTTCGTTTCGCCATTTAGGAAAGGTAATATTGTCCAATCTGTTGGAAAGCCCATCATCTCGGCCACAAATCGCGGATTCAGTTGGGAAGTTTTGCCAGTTGTTTGGTATGCCCGTTTCTGCAATCCATCTTGATTCCGTTTGCCTGTGTTCTTCTGCGGATTGTCGTCTGATGTTGGTGTTGGCAGCAGGTTCTGTGTCACCATCCTTCCAAGGTTCAAACTGTGGCTGTCCTTGCCATCCTTGGTCATCCTTCTTCCTTGCTCGTTCACTTCGCAATGGCTGCTTGGTTCCTGTGTCGTTGGCGTTGGAAGCAGTCCTGCTTGTGCCATCACATTCAGTCCAGGTGTGAATGGCGTGTTGCCTTTTTTCATCTGTTTCTTCTGCCTTTCCATCCACACTTCTGGTGTTGACCTGTCTTCCATCGATGTTATGAACAAGCACTACGTTAAGTCTATTTTAATGACAATGCTTTTATTATACATTGTCTCAAATATTTCTTCGTGAGATATGTATTTTAAAACAAC